ATTTTTTTCTAAAAGCGAGGATTAAGATGAGTACTGAACCAAAATGGCTACATCCTTCTACGACATCTAAAATAATAGATCAGGCTATTACCGTAATGACTGCCTCTGGTCTAAACAATATGTTTATTGCTCTAGAAGCTGAAAAAGGTACACCTAATGAAGCAATCTACTTTAGTTCGCCAAGCGAATTTCAGTTTACATTTGGCGACCCGAACTTTACTAAGTACGGCCAAGCAGGAATGAACGCATACCAGAATTTAAGATCTGGTGGAGGTTTATGGGCTATCCGTGTAGTTCCTGATGACGAAACGTTTGCGTCTATTTCTGTCGGTGTTGGATATAATGAATCACAAAAGTATACCAACGATGAAGAGGAATATGAAGCATTGACCATGACATCGGATCAGATCCGTTTATGGAATGAAACTATCGCAGCTTCCCCAGAAGCTATGTACTCCAAAGGTACTGCTACTGGAAAGACTGTACCAATGGAAAAATTCTATGCTGGAAAAGATGTTGAAGGTGTACTAACTGTGCAAAGTAAACTGGGCATGATGACAGCTGATGCCATCAAAGTTTACAACCTTTCTAACGGATATGCCGAAGGCGCTCCAGAAGCTCTAGATTCCCTAGCAGTACGCAAAGAAGTTGCTGTTAGATTCGGTCTAAAGGTAGGCGGACGCATGAAACTTGAAGCGTCTATTAAACACCTTCAAGACCAGGGCAATCTTTCGTATGAGCAGTTCTCTTTAAGTGGATACAAACCGCTAGTCATTGATGCTGCTAATGGACTTGAGACTATTAATGTAATTCCTAATGAATTGAAATCTGCCTATGAAAGTTTTGCTGAAGCAAAAACGGCTGCTATTGCCTATGGGGTAGCTAATTCTTTTACAGTTCTCGACATTACTCTTGAAAATGGACTTATTACCTCATTCTTAAAAGTAGTCGATGTGACTCTATTAGAAACTGCATACGACACTACTCCTGTTTCTTCTTCTGTAGTATCTGGAATGGTCAACTTCCCTTATATGGGAGCGTTCATCTACGAAATTACAAAAACAAACGATTTTACTGACGCTACTGTAGCGGCGAATGCGGACCTTACTGATCTTAGCACTGGCTTAGCAGACGCAGTTACTAGCGCTGATGTGACAGCACTTGGAGCTTTCGATAGTACGTATCATTATGGTCCATGCTATGAGGAAACTTTTGAAGATGCTTCAACTGTGTTCTCTGGTCTAACTCTAACTTCAGAAAGTCTAACATTAGCAGTTATTAGCTCTGAAGCGGAATGGCAATATACATATGAGGCTAAATTCAAAGACGGAACTCCTGCACCTGCTAGTTTAGTTGGAGTTTCTGCTATGACTGAAAATTATGCTAGATGGTTTAATAAAAATCATGAGGCATATCTGGCAGTAGACTTGATTGGTGTGGACGATAGTCCATCGACTGGTGTTTATGACAGGGTAAAGACATTCTTTGTAAAGAATGCTAGCGATAATACCGTTGTAAATAGCACATCAATGAGTGCAGACAAGATTGAGCTCTTTAATACAACGGTTAATGATCCTGACCGTGAAGTAACAGCTAATGGAGAATTAATAGACGATGGTTCTAAATTATCATCTCAAGTTGTTAAAATTAGCAGCGTAATGAATAACACTGCTAAGGTAATGACCTCTTTAACATCTCCTTCAGCTTATGATAAAACTGCATTAAGCGCTCTTGTCTATCTTTCTAGCTTGTTTACATTTAATTCTGCTGAAGATGAAACTAAAGAAGGTTACTCCACAGTAACAGCTACTTTAAAGTCGTCTGATACTTTTGTAGCAAACCAAGTGCGTAATATGAACTTGTCTTATAGAAGTATTTTAAGTCCGTCTGGAAGTACCTATAGTCTAAGTTCAAATATTGGTCTTTCTCCTAATACTAACTTAGTAAACATTGGACTTTATAATTCGTCTGGAGATTTGCAGTCAGTAACATTTACACTAGCGTTCTCTGTTCCTACTACATTTGCTAATATCTTAATGGCTAACAAAGCTACCGACTTAACAACTATTGCTTTAGCAAACTCGTTTACTGATAATTATGGCGTATCTGTTACTAATGTAGCTCCTTCGGTATCTTATGTTATCAGTGGAACTAGCTATACTATGACGCTGGCTCTAAGTTTCTATGCAACGAGTGATAGCGCCGAACTAATCCGTTTAAATGATAATACAGGAGCTATGACGTTCTCGGCTGCTGCAGTAGGAGAATATTCTGCTGAAAAGTTGTTTAATGTCATTTATGAAGATTCTTTAAATGAACCAAATCCAAAATATATAGAGAATGTCTATAAATCTATTGGTATTTGTACAACTTCATTTACAAATAGAGACCAAGATAATATATCACATGATGAAATGGTTTTGTCCGATTGTAAATCTGGATACATTGTAACAGAAACTAAAGATGAAATCTTAACAGCTGATCCAGCAGATCTTAAACTTTCGAATACTCGATTCATTGAGTTCGCTCGTTTCTTGCCTAAGGGATCTGGTCCATGGTATAACAACCTGGCTGTTAGTTTGTCTTATGAATCTTCTTATGACGATACATATCCTGATTGGAGTATGTTTACCTTAAACATTATAGAGAAATTCAATGGCAGCGAAATTGTCAGAGAATCTTTTGATGTAGCTCTCGATCCTGATGCAATATCTGGAACTAAAGAAAGTTTATTCATTGAAAACGTAATCAACAAATATTCTTCTTATTTAACTTGCGTAAGCAACTACGACAATCTTGTTAATTTCATCGAAACAAAGATGGCAATTACAGATAGTGCTGGTGACGTCGTTAAGGATGCAGAAGGTAATACAATTCTTCCAATCGTTGATAAGGTTATTAAGTATATCTTTAATAGAATTACTTTAGATGAACTTAATGCTTCAATTTTTGGCGAAGATTATGCTACTGGCGAGTATAGTGAGTATGTATACACAGATATCTTATCAGCTATTGGCTATGACGCTAATTTGTGCCATTTAGATACCACTTTAACAGATTCCACTGGTGAAGTTGCGTATAGCGAACCTTTCGTTTCTAAATTTTACTTCAAGACTTTAGACACCAACGCCACTTACTACTTAGCTGGTGGTTCTAGAGGTAATGGATGGGGTTATGAAACGATTGATCCTGCTACCGATGAGTTAGTTACTACTTCTACTCTGGATGATGCATTGATTCGTGCTTACACCGGTCAAACAGATCCTTTGATTACTAGTGTTAACTCTTGTGTATTCGATATAGTTCTTGATGCAGATTACAGTGTTGGTGTTAAGACAGCTATGAGTGAATTATCAGCATTGACACGTAATGACTGTATTACAATTCTAGATATGAATCATGACTGCGCCAATGCGTCTCAAGCTATTGCTAAACGCAAAGATCAAATGCAGTTTAATACATACTACACCTCTATCTTCTCTCAATCACTGAAAATAGATGACGTTTGGACTGGTAAACCTGTAAAGGTAACTCCTACGTACTTCTTAGCCTCTAAGATTCCATTGAACGATTCTGCCTATACGGAAGTTTATAACTTCGTTGGACCTCGTCGTGGTATTATTTCTGGCTATCGCGAAGTATCTTGGATCCCTTCAGAACCTGAGAAGACGGAGCTGTACAAGAATCAGATTAACTATATTGAAGAAGAAGAAGGTTCGATCTTATTCGCTACTGAAAATACTTCTCAAAAGGTTACATCTCCTTTGTCAATGATTCACGCTGTTCGCGCGTTGTTAAAACTTAAACGTCAAATGGAACGTGCTTCGAGAATCTACCGTATGGAATTCGCTGGAGCTGACAATATCGGTTTACTTCAACAAGATTTAAATCGTATTGCTGGTGACAAGGTACTTGGTGGTGGTTTTGACTACATTACACCTATTGTATCTCAATCAGCATACGATAGACAGCAGAAAATCTGTCGTGTTAAGGTAGACTTGGCGTTTACATCTATTATGGAACGTTTCGTATTCGAATTCGTGGTAAATAGAGCGTAACAGTGTAACTTTAACTAAAATTCGGGTGGGTTAACCACCCTTTTTTAAAATTTAAAAAAGGAAAAAATTATGGCAGCAGGTGAAGGAACAAATACAGGATTACGAAGGATATCACTAGGTAAGACTACCTTTGCGAAAGCAAGTACAGATAACTTTAAATCATCCACTTTCTATTCAGGAGCATTTAATACTAAGACGCTTCCAGTAGACCCGTTAGTTACTGGTTTTGCTTTTATTAAATGGATCTCTTTACCATCTTGGATCTCTTCAACATATGACTGGTTCTCTTCTGTTACAGAGAAGAATCTAAAATCGTTTAATGGTAACGACGATGTTGAAATATCCCCTATTGGTATGCAGATCGGCTTTACCGGAAATGAATCACAATTTGCAGGAGCTATGGGTTCAAAAGGAACTGGCTTTACTATGTCTCATAACGAGTTCAGTGGAAGTCCAGTTACGGAAGCATACAACTATTGGGTTTCTTCAGTTAGAGATCCTCATTCTGGTATCGCTTCTTATCCTGCTGAGCATGGTGTAGACTACTGTGCAAGGAATCATACAGGTGAATTGCTCTATGTGGTATTAAAACCATCGGCAGGTCGAGTGTCCGGCGATATAAGCATTGAGTCGCAGATTGAAGAAGCTACATATTACACAAATGTGATGCCTCTAAAGATCCAACGCTCTCATCTTAACTACTCGCAAGGTACTCAAGAACCTGCGACGATTGAACAAACTTTTATGGCTGATAGGTTCTTTGGTGCAGGTGTTCTTGAATATGCTGCATCTGTACTTAGCACGTTTGACAGTATCAATTGCTTACGTTCTGAAAACGTTGGTAATGAAAGTGGTAATTCGTTCATGGGGGCGAATACGTAATACAC